AAGCGATCACTTGACGGAGCCGGGTCGATCCCCGGCATGGTGCCCGTTTGCGTCGGGCGCGCCGGGTCAGCGCTGATAAACACCGCTGTACGCGCACCGAACTGCGCCGCCACCTCCCAGACCGGCTGGGGAATGCTCGCCTCCATCCCGCCGATACTGATATGCGGGTCGTTGCGCAAACGCCCGGCCGCCGCCAACTGGCCAAGGCTACCGCGCTTGGCGCTGTAGACATGGCCGTAAATCTGTTTCGCCCAGGACCAACGCCCGGCGCTGTCGTTCATCACGTCGCGCCAGTCATCCAGGGTGGACGCATCCGTCCAAGGCTGGGTGATGAACTCGAACGGTTCGTCGCCCAAGGCGGCCAAGGCCACCGCCATATCCGGCGTACCAACACCGCCAGCCATCGGCGTGACCGCCACCGTCAGGCCGGCCGGGGTCATTTCGCCATTGACGCGGCCCAGGCGATTCAGCGACAACGAAATGTCGTTGCCCAACTCACCCTTGAACTTGCTGGTAAGCGTCACCACCCCGGCAAGCGCGACCGCCGAAACCGGCAGATCCCGCGCCTCATTGATCGCGGTGGCCAGCGCCGCTGCCGTGTCGGTCGCGGTTGCCTGCTCCGGCACAATCGAGCGCACGCGCTGGCCGGCCACGTACAGGTTAAGCAAACCGGCTTGGGTGGCGGTGCCCGTTACGGTAACGGTGGCCTTAGCTGACGCACCAGTGGCCACCCGCAACGGCAGACACCACACCTCGCCGGCCACGTCGATATCCTTGTGCAGCTTGTGCATGGCCGCCAACATCGAGCCCGCGCCGGCAATGGTGATGGCTTGCGAAGTGCGCGACACCATCACCAGGCGACCGATATCGTCGTCGGTGGCGTCGTCGTTGACCTGGCCGACGATCAGGCGGCGCAGGGTCGACGTGGCGCTGTTGGCCATCGAGTTATCGACTTCGGCATAGAACAGCGGGACGCGGATATCAGACGGGATATTGTTAAAACTGACGCTCATTGCTCACCCCCAGCGCTGGCAGCGGCGGCAGCTTTTGCGCCGCCCTTTTTGACGGGCAGCGGCTCGACTGGCGCAGCCTCTTCAGGCTCGGCCTGCACCGCGTCACCAGCGATAAGCCGGCGCTGCCAGTACACGGTGTGCGGCACGTCGGCACCTTTGGGGGGCAGCAAGGCGCCCCCGTTGGCGGGGTCGGGGCACGCCCGACCGGCGACCGGCTTCAAATAGAGTCGTTTCACGGTTGCAGATCCTCGCGGGTTTTAATTTCGATACGACCGTCTGGGCCGGTCTGGGAAAGGTTCGGGTCGACCATCACGTCGATAAAATCGACGTCCATATCAACCCCTTCCAGCGGTGGCAGGCCGTCAATCTCCAGCTCTTGCCAGGTTTCGGCGGGGCGCGACGGCAGCCCGAAGCCGGCTTCGTTTCGGCCTAGCTGGAACTCGGTGTAAAAACGGAAGCGGTAGACCGCCTTCGAACGATTGATCAGCATCAAATCGCTGCTGTCGTATTGCAGCGGGTCGTCGTCAGCGCTGGGTTTAAAGCCCACCAGGGCGCGCCACAGCTCGGCCCGCAGGTCGTGCAGCACGTCCGCCGAGATTTGCCCGCGCTCGTCCGCGTTGAACACCTCGACGCAGACGTCGACGGTTTCGCGCACCACTTGCTGGATGGCGTTCTGCGACGGCGACGGATCGGCGTCATCACCCAGGACAACGACATACGCCGAGGGCATATCTGCCTTGTTAACATCCTTACTCGGGTCCCAGTCCAGGCCGCCGAACACCCGGCGAGCAAACATCGGGCAGCGCGCACGCACCTGGCGAATCAACGGGGCTAATCGCATGGCTAAATTCCAGGAATAAAAAAGCCCCTGGATCGGGGCGGGGTGGATCGGTGACAGTTATTGCAGGGCGTCGGCAAACGTAGATTTCAGAATTTGTTGCGCCTCTGAATTCGAGTCGGCCAGTGCGTCCGTCATGTAGTTGTCGCGCGGCGCAATGCGCCATCCACCGGCATTGCGCGCGGCCATCAAATCAGCCCGCGCACCACGCGCACGGCGGTTGCTTTTCCCATTGCCAGCACCGGGGGCTAAGGCCTTGACCTTACTCCCCTGCTTCACGCCGTAGTGCAAGAAGGCCGGGTAAAAGGCCGTCATGTCGCTGGTCATGCTCGGGGCAATCTTCACCAAAAAGCCCGAGCGCGATACCTTGAAGTTGATCGAGTGCAACAGCCGGGCGGTGCGGTTGTGCGGATAACCCGCCTGGCCCCGCGATAGCGCGATGTTCATCTGCGCCTTTTGCGTGACCAGCTTGCCCACCTTGCGAAAGCCGGCGCGCACCTTGCGCTTGTCGAAGGCGTCACGGTCGAACTTTTCGAAGCCCTCGACGTGCAAGTAACCTTCGACCGAAACCGAATTACTCATAAGGGTCACCCCCTGGCATCGACGGCGCGCTTTCCGGGTTTCCGGTGATTTCCTCGACCTCTAGCAGCGTGTCGATTCCGGCTTCGTTGACGTCGCCGACGCGGACTACCCGAAACAGCCGTGTGTTGATCACCACTTCATGCCGGTCATCAATGCCGCGCACGCGCTCAAAGATGATGCGGTGCGTGATCTTGTCGCCGGTTTGAATCCCGCTGTTGATCAGCAGCGTCCCCAGGGGCTCCAGAGCCGCCCAGCGCTTGGCCACCTCGACGTAATCTGACGTCAGCCCGGCTTCATCCGTGGGTTTGTCGTTGCGGGTGCGGATGATCGCGCGCTTATCCCGCGCACCCGCGCCTGGCCGGATCACAGCGTGATCCAAAGGTAAGGCCCGGTGATGGCCGAGAACGCCAAGGGCAACTCTTTCAGGCCCGAACTCAGCGCGTCCGTGACCGCCTCCCGATTTCGACGCCAGTGCGCCACCATCAGCAGCATGGCCAAGCGTAGATCCTCGTCCACCGCGACCGCGTTTTCAGGCGCGTCGGCCGGCAACAAGGTGCTGAGGAAGTCGGGGTCGTCACGCTGGGCGTCTGTCGCTCCTTCTGGCAACACCACCTCGAACAGCTTGCGACCGGTCACGTTCGCGACCAATCGCCAGGCCGCGCGGCCGTAGCTCAGTAACAGGCGGTCTTCCTCGGTTTGGTCGGTTTCGATCCGGCAATGCTGCTTAATTTGCTCAAGCGTCAACATGCGCACACAGGGGCCGCTTGCACGGCCCCGCCTCCTGGCTTAAGCAGTTTTACCCACCAGCGCCTTGATAGCGGCAGTGTCCTGCAGGACCAGGCCGAAGCGCAGGAAAGCCAGAAAGCCCACCTGGCCATACTCGGCGTAACGCTCCACCAGGCGCTTGAGGGTCAGGCTGCGAACGGCGCGCAATACAAGCTCGTTCCAGTCGCCGGCATACATAAACTTCTTGCCGGCGGCGATATCAGCAATCGCCTGATCGATCACATATTGCTGCTTGAGGATGGTTGCAGGACGGTCGGAGTCGATACCCGGCAGCCACAGCGGGCGGTTGTTGCCATCTACCATTTCCTCCAGGGCTTGCGACGTTTTGTCGTTGAAAGCCAGGCGGAAATTAGGAGCCGCACGGTACGCAGGATCCACCGAGTGGATCAGGCCGTTGACTTCCTGCCAGGTGAAAGAGGTGGCTTTCGCCGTCATAGCGCCTTGGCCAACAGCCACTTCGATGCCTTTGGGCTGAGCCGGGGCATCGGCAGTTTCGCCAGCACCAGTGCCCTGGACAATCAGGCGGTTTCGGGTACGGCCCACGCGCTTGCTGATACGACCCGACAGGAACGCTTCCATATCAATGCCGGAGTCCTGCAGCAGTTGCTCGGAGACGCGAATGATCTTCGAACTGATGGTGTAGGAGCCCAGGGTGCCCATACCGAACGTCACGTCTTTTTCGGAAGCTGCTTTGTTCTCGCCGATCAGCTCGCCCTCTTCCTCGCCGCCATCGCTGACAGCCCAGGCAATGGGCGCGCCATTGTCGGTCTGCAGTAGCTGGCACACCGAAGCGATGCCGCCATAGCTGCTCAGCGACTCGATCACTCGCGCCTGCAGCGTGGTCGGCACGGTGAACCCGCCTGCTTCGTTCGGGTTGGTGGCCTGGGCGCGCATCTCCGAAATCATAGAGCGCTGTTCAGGGGTCAGGAACTCCATACCGCGACGGGTCCAGGCATCCCAGGCGGCGCGCTGTTCTGCCTCGGCGCCGGTCAGTTGCTCGCTAGGGCGATCAACGTGGGTCTGGCGGGCGCGCTCTTCAACAAAGCTCTGATCATTCTGGCGCAGCTCTTCTTCGCGCTCGATCTTGTCTTTGATCTCTTTCAGCTCGGTACGAATGGCCTCCCACTTCGCCCGCACCTCACCGGTCCACGCATCATCACCAGTGCTTTCGTGCAGGCTGCGCATTTCGGCCGATTTCTGTGCGTACAGCTCTTTAAGTTGTTGCAGTGTCATAAATCCCCCAGGGGTTCAAAGGTCGTTCAAATCAAGCAGGCGCATGCGGGCCTCACGCTCAAACTGAGCGCGACCCTCAAGACCTTCGTTTTGCGCCTGCTTCCAGGCATCCAGAGAGCGCTGTGCAGCGCTTGAATCGGGGTAGGCCGGAAAGGACACTGGCCCCACGTCGCGCAGTTCGGCGATTTTGTAAATCGTTCGAACTACCACGCCGTCTTCTTCGTGCCAGGTGTCACCCCCAGGGGCCACACGCATGGCGAAGCTGCTACCGCTCATGTCGCCGCGCTTCAGCGGCTCGACCACCAGGTCACGGATGGTTTGCGTGTTCGGTGTATCGATCTCGTAGGCCAGGCCGCGCTGATCCACCGAAAGCCGTAGCGTGCCGCTGACAGTGCGCCCCAACACATAGTTGGGGTCGTGATTGAACAGACCGCGCGTGTCCTGGGTTAGCACCTCATCAAATGCACCAGGGGCGATGATTTCGACAAAGAAGCCCCCCAGCACATCGCTGCGCTGATTGAAGACGGCGGCATAGCCGGTAATACGCGGCGGCAGATCCTGGGTGCCTTCGGTGCCATCCGGCTGGACAGCGCGAAGCTCGCATAGCTGCGCGGGCAGCATGCGTTTTTCAATCTCACTCATGGGGTTATTCCTTTGGCGTTACGGGTAACGGCAAGCCGTCAGGGCCCAGCAACTGCGTGTTGACGTTGAGCAACATCGAGTCGAGCCCCGCTTGCGGGTTGAGGTCTTCCAGCACGCGCACCTCATTGCGAGTCATCCAGCCATCTTGAATAGCGATGCGGTAGAACTCGGCGCGCTCTGTAGGGGTGCCACGCAACAAGCCAGCAAGATTGAACTTGACGTAGTAGCCGGCCAGCCGCTCAGCCCGAGTGAACACCCGGCGGTTTAGCTCTTCCTCCCAGTTCTTGACCCACGGCATAACCGAGTGCCGCACAAACTGGATGGCCTGCTCGCTGATGTTGGAAAACGTGGCCTTCTCTAGATCGTTGATCATGTGCGAAGGCACGTTAAACATGCTGGCAATCTCGCTCCGGGTCAGCTTGCGCGTCTCCAGAAACTGCGCATCCTCGGGCGCAATCGTCAGGGCCTTGTAATCCAGATCCGCCGGAAGCAGCAGGGTCTTATTATCGGACTGCTTGAGCCTGGCCACAGCGCCCTTCCAAGCCTTTTTTAGGCGCTCCCAGGCCTCAGGGGAAAGTTTGCCGTCTTTAAGCGACACAAGCCCCGTAGGCCGCCCGCCACCTTCAAAGAACTCTTTGCCATAGCGCACCGCTGCCAGGCCAAGACCGATGGTTTCGGCGTTCTGCCGAATGGGGCTAGTGCCCATCCTACGACCCGATCCAATGGCCCGAAGGTGAACCATATCCTCGGGCGCAACCGCCAGCGGGTAGCCGTCCTCATCCTGTGTGGAGTAGATCCATCGCGACCCGTTCTTGACCAGATCGGTCACCTGCGGCTCGCACATTTCCAGCACCTGCAACTCGCCGCGGCGGCTTCGTACAATGCGCGTGAACCCATTCCCCCAGCCCAGCGTGTGGGCCTGTTTGGTTTCACGCCACCGGTACGAGGTCTGCCACTGGTTCGGCTCGTCGTGCAGCAGGTAGTGCGCCGGGTGGTCCGTCGCTGCCTCGATCCGGCCGCCAACCTTGCGTAGCACGCTGAGAGGCAACTGCGCCATGGTGCTGGAAAGCACATAGATACAGGCATACACCGCCGTCAGCTTTTGCGCAGTGGCAGGGCTTACCGCAATGCCGTTAGCCTCGCCGAACAGCTCGCCCAGCGTTTCACTGCTCAGCGATGTAGCGGGACTCTCCAAACTGCTGCGCTGCTCGTACAGCGCGCCCAGGATCATCGCTGAACCGCCTTCAGGGCGGCAGCCAGCAGCAATGCGCCACCGACGATCATTGCCACACCCGGGCCGAACTCGACGTGCAGGCCGGCAACAAACAGGCAATAGCCTGCTGTCCCGACTAGTTCAGGAAGCATCTTTTTCATAGGTCTATCCGACTAAGAGGTCATCGTCCTCAAGGGTGTCGAGCACCGAAGGCGCCACACCATCCGCCAACAGGGCGCGGCTCATGGCCATCAGAATGGCAACCATGCCGTCTATCTTTTTGGGGCTGCTCTCCTTCGTCGGGGTGATGCAGCCTTTGTACTCATGGGCCACCACGTTGCTGGCCATCCAGGCCAGCACAGGGTCACCGTTATGGCGAACCCGGCCGGACACTAGCGCGGCTTCCAGCTCGCGCATGGCCAGGTTCATCGTCTGGATACCGCCGCCGACCTCGACCACCTCGGCGCCGTCTCTCATCAACTGGTGCGCGAGCTGCGTAGCGCGCCACTTGTCGTAAGCGATTTCCTCGACCTGATGCGCACCGGCAATGTCCTTGGTGTCCTCGCGGATAACGTCAAAGTCCAATTCCTCGCCTTCGGTCGTAATCAAATGCCCTTCGATCACCCAACGCTCATAGGCCTCTTGATTTGGCCCGTCGCCCTGCACTGCCCCTTCGGGCAGATAGTGGCGATTGAAGAACGTCCACAAGTCGCGGCCTGCGTCGTCCTTCTCGCGGAACACCACGGCAATGTCGGCAATGTCGCACTTGCTGGCCAGGTCGATGCCTGCGTAACAGGAGCGACCCTTAAAGTCGTCCAGGCTCAAGCCTGGAACGGCAGCGCGGTCCCAATCCAACTGGTTAAGCCAAGCCATTTTCGCGTTCACCCACAGGTTGCAATGCTTAGTTTTGAATCCGTTCTGCCGTGACGGGTAACGGATAGCGTCGGCCAGGTCGCGCTGCAGGTTGTCGGGAAAGATCGACACCCCATAGTTCGGGTTCGCCTTCTTCAGCGCCTGCAGGTCCCGCCAGTCGTCTTCTTCGTCGAGCGTGTAAATCAGGCCGAAAATCTCATCATTGGCCACGGTCTTATCGAGCATCGCGCACACCTGCTTGCGCTTCTCGTAGCAAGGCCCGGCGATGTTTGACCCGGACGTGGTGATGGTGAAAATCAGCGGCTGTTCACGGGCGCCCATGCCGGTCAGCATGGTTTCGTAAAGGTCGTCACTGTCGTGCTCGTGGTACTCATCGATCAGCGAGCAGCTCGGCGACGAACCATCGCCAGGGTCGCCAATGATCGGCTCCAGGCGGCTGCCGTCTTCGGGTATAGCCAGGCTGCGCGCATTGACTTCAACACCTGCAGCCTCGATCAGGTCCGGTGTCTTTAGCATCATCAGACGTGCCGGCCGGAACACTTCCCACGCTTGCTTCTCGGTGGTTGCACCGCAATACACCTCGGCGCCGAACTCACGATCAGCGCACAGCATGTACAGCGCCACACCTGCTGCAACGACGCTCTTGCCGTTCTTGCGGGGGATCTCGCAATACACCTCACGGAAGCGGCGAAGGCCGGTTTTCTTGCTGACCCAGCCAAACACGCAGCAGAAAATGAACTTCTGCCAGGGCTCCAGCTTTAGCCGGCGCTTCTCCCTGGCCCACTTACCCTTGGTATGCGGCAGCAGCTCGACAAAGGCGCAGACCCTTTCAGCCTCGGCCTTGTTGAATTTCCACTTGAAGCCCTTGCCCTTGCCCTTGCTCGATGCCAGGTCATCAAGGTGACGCTGACAGCACAGGCGCACCCACTTGCACGCATCAACTTTCCCGGCCACCACGTCGCGGGCGTACTTGTTCGCCGCATTAACGCTGTAGTTGGCCATTGATAGTTATCCGCGCTTGCCCCCGAGCAACGCGGAAAAGGCATTTGATTTCTTGGACTTGGGCACCACCAGGCGCGCCCGGCTCGCAGGGTCCAAACCCAGGGCGGCGCCGTAGCTGGTCATTTGCCGCATGGCCTCGTTGGCCACGGTGCACGCGGGGTTCTTCACGCGACCCATCGCGGTTTTAATGGTGATGCCGTTAGTCATAACGTCCGCCTCGGCCTCACGCCACCGGCTGTACGCCAGACAGAAACCCTCCAGTACATGCAAGTCGGTCAAGGTCAGGACCTTGGCGTCGATCAGCTCGGGCGCGATCTTGTCCCACATGACGCCGGCGTATTCGCTCATCCAGCCCGGCGCCGGCGGCGCGATCACCAGCGTTGAAAAATCCGGTTCGGCGTCATTGAGCTTTCGCTTTCCCGGGTTGCCGCTGGCTCGCTTTTGCGCGGTCGGCTTTGGCTTGCGCCCGCCGCCAGGGGCACGAGTTGCCATGGAATACCCCGTTTGCGTTGCTGGGCCACCCGGCGACCCCGGGCAACCCTGATTTTTTTATTTCGCGGTCGCGTAAGAAAGGCTGGGCGAACGGTGGAGAAGGCGAAAAGCTGCAGCGATTTACCCCACCCCCTCCTTGCGCC